CGCAAGCGCGAGATCTTACCGATCCCGGCCGGATATGTTACTATTGCGATCGCCGCCAAAGGCAGCGGGATGTCGACGGCTGGCCTCAACGCGGCCGCGAACGACGAGCTTATCCCCGCGCAAAAAATCGGCCGGAATTGGTACGTTGAGGAAGCAACGGCGCGAGAATATGCCGCCAGCAAGTACGAACGAAAATGCGCGCGGCTCCGGGCCGTGTCGCCGAAAGGAAGAAAATGATCGTATACATCTCCGGACCCATGACGGGCGTTGAGGATGGCAACGTGGGCGCCTTCATAGCGGCATCCCTTGAACTGGTTGAAGCCGGATATGCCTCCGTAAACCCGGTCGACATTGGGCGCGAGCTCAAATACAAAATGGGCCGCGAGCCCGCATGGATCGAATACATGCGCGAGGATATCAAAGCCCTTCTTGAGTGCGACGGGATCTATATGCTGGACGGCTGGGAAAAATCCAGCGGGGCGAGGCTTGAAGAGCATATCGCTATGCGGCTTGGCATAGTGCAAATTTTACTGGAAGGGAAATAATATGGGGCAATCAATGGCAAGCATCACCATCGTCGGGCGCCTGACCCGAGACGCGGAACTGAAGTACCTGAATTCAGGCGAGGCAATCTGCCACTTTTCCATAGCGACGGATACCCGCGTCAAGAAGGGTTCCGAATATGTTGACGAGCCGTCATTCTGGGAAGTTGACCTCTGGGGCAAGCGTGGAGAAAGCGTCAACCAATATTTGGCCAAAGGCAAGCAGGTTGCCGTATCTGGATCGGCCCGCATCGAGCGATGGGAGCACGAAGGCAAGTCATTTACGAAAGTGAAAGTCAACGCGAACGACGTGCAGATGCTTGGACCAAAGCCGGAAGGCCAAGCGGAAAGCACCGACCGCCAGCAGCCGGCCGCAAGGCAAGGCCCGGCAGCGCAACCCGCGCCAAGGCAGTCACCATTCAGCCAGCCCGCGCCGTCCGCGGATGGATTTGTTGACGAAATTCCTTTTTGAAAGGGGAAAACATGCAGACCATAACCGTTATCGTCATCATCCTGGCCACGCTCGTCGGATATTCAATCCCGAGCATTATTGCCGTCCAGGACAAAAAGCGAAACCGCGCCGCTATCATCGCGCTCGACCTGCTGGCCGGGTGGACGCTCGTCGGCTGGATCGTCGCGCTTGTATGGGCGCTGACGAAAGATAAGGACTAGACATAGGCCGCTTGACGGGTATACAATGGACCTGTCAAGCGGCGGCAATCGCTAGACAGTGCGCCTTTGCGGGGGCATAATCAGAGAGCCGTTTACGATCCTATCAGGGCCGCAACCCTGAGAAGCCTTGCCGGGCGGGATCGTAGACGGCTTTTTTTATTGGAGAAAACGCCATGGACGAATTAATCAAGATCGAACAGCGCGAAGGCCGCCAAACCGTCAACGCCCGTGACTTGTGGGAAGGGCTGGAGAGCGGGCGCCAGTTTGGGGATTGGATTAAAGACCGCTTGTTCGTAGGGTTTATCCAGGAACAAGATTTTACGGTTCACAAATTCGTGAACGGTAAGGCTACTCAGATTGATTACTATTTGACCATTGATACCGCCAAGCATATCGCCATGCTGGAACGAAACGAAAAAGGCCGGGAGATACGCCAGTATTTTATAGACGTTGAAAACAAGGCAAGGGCAAAAGTAACAAAAGTAACAGACGGGAAACTCCCTTCAGGCCCACAAATAAAAGCCATTGCCGACCTATACGGCGCAGCAGAAGCCCGCAAGCGCATAGACTTCGTGCTAGGATACAAGGCACAACCGGAACCAATAACGATACCCGCCCCAAGGTTGAGCAAGGCCGCTTTTATGGTTGAAATGAAAGAGCAGCAAAAAGCCCGTGACAAGGCATGGCAGGAAGCGCATGAAAGACTGCTATTTTAATCTTGACAAAACTCACGCAAAATGCGACACTTGACCCGTCAACTTGTCTGGCGGCTAGTTGACAAGAAGCCTTGTGGGGCTGATATTTTGAGAGACCTGCACGAATCCAAGGGCGCCACAACGTCCTGAACCGCCGCCAGCGGGGATTCGTACAGGTCTTTTTTATTGAGGTGGAGACCATGAAGAGAGAAATGTTACAATTATCAATGGAAGTACACGAAGGCGGAGATGTTATCCTAACCCAAGAGGGTTATTGCCAAGATGATGATTCTATTTGTATTACACAAGATCAAATAAAAATACTAATAAGCTGGCTTACGGACGCGTCTAGGCCAAAGGCTAAATGACCATGGCTGAAACTAAAAAATATTACTGGTTACGGCTCAAGCGCGATTTCTTCAAGCGCCACGACACCCGCATCATCGAGAGCATGGAAAACGGGGAAAAGTATATTTTATTTTACCTGAAATTGCTTGTCGAATCTATTGACCATGAAGGCTCTTTGCGCTTTTCTGACACCATCCCGTACAATGAAAAGATGCTCGCGACCATCACGAACACCGACGTCGACATTGTCCGAAGCGCCGTCAAGCTTTTTACCGAGCTGGAGATGATGGACCGCCTGGACGATGGAACTTTATACATGGCTCATGTAAATACCATGATCGGCTCAGAAACAGAATGGGCTGATAAACAGCGTATTTATAGGGAGCGCAAGCAATTAGATCCAAGGGTTAACAAGGACACTAACGATACAATGTCCGGACAAAAAAAGACAATGTCCGATAAGAGATTAGAGACAGAGTATAGAGAAAGAGATAAAGAAAAAGAGGAGGACACTACCGCGCCTATCGTCGCGGAGGTGCCGGAACCAGCCGCCGTCATCTCGCCAAAAACATCGAAAGCCGTAGCCGTGAAGCCACAAGCCTCGCCGCTTTACCATGCGATCAGCCAGTGCTTTTTAAGCAAAACGCCAACATTTGCCAACTATGCAAAAGAGGCGCTCGCCACAAAAAGGATTGAGGCGTTCGCCGGGCGATACGAGCCGGAAAACCGCGAGGGCGCGACACTGGCGCTCATAGAAAAATACTGGCAGCTCGTGCAGTCTCCAGATAAGTTCTGGCACAAGCAGCCGTTTACTCCGGCTGGCTTGTCGAGTATGATGGATCGCGTGGCAAGGGAGCTGGAAATAGACCGGCCGCAGACCCGCGAGGAATACGAACAGGCGTACCGCGACGCCGAGGGGGTGCCATTTTGAACCTACAGGATTTTATCGGGCGGATTGAATCCTACTACGGTGCGAAGTACTCGGCGGGGCAGCTGCCCTATATAAAAACATATCTGGCCGAACGCACGGAACGCTCGCTTGATTTTCTATTTGCCGAGACGCTCAAGAATTTCTCATCACAATACGGGCGATGCCCGGACGTGGCAATTTTCGACAAGCTGCGCGGCGATATCCAGGACCGGCTAGAACATGACGCGGACCTGACCTCCCCGGCGATAACCGACACCGCGGGAAATGAGTACGTTGACGCTGGCAAGATTGTCGAGAACCTAGGGGCATGGATCGGCGAACGGAGCAAAACGCCGTGAAATACCCATGGGAATCAAAACAGCCGGAACGCCCGCGCCAGAGCTGCCAGGTCGCCCGGCCATCGTGGTACAACGACAGCACGATGTTCAAGCCGGTAAAAGACTGGACGGACCAAGAGCTGGCCGCCGAGCACGAAATCGTCAAGGCGAGAATGATATTTGAGCGAACGGAGGTGGAAAATGAGTAGTGAGAAAACCGACCGTTGCGCCGGCTGCTCGAACAAGATGACCGAATACTACGAAGACTTGTGCATGGAGTGCTCGCGGTTTTACGCCGACCGATACGAGCCCTTGACGGAAACGAATCTCGGCGGTATGGTAATGGTTCAGGGGAAAACCATGAAAGCAAACGCATTGAAGATCGGCGGGATCGTCGCTATCGTGGGCGGATCGGCCGCGCTCTACCTCGCAGGCACTGGCGAGGCTGTCGTTGGCGGAATCGTTGCCGCTGTATTCGTGCTGGCCGGTATTATCGCCAGCGTGTTCAAGGCGGAGAAGTAAGAAGATGGCCAAGGTCAGGGGGAACCCGGAAAAACTCGTTCCTCTTACCACGCAAAAAGCACGCGAGATAGGTGCCATTGGCGGAAAGAAATCCGGCGAGGCCAAGCGCGAGCGCAAGCTGCTTTCGGCAATGTACACCGAAATGCTCGCCAGGGGCTTTGAAGTTGAAGGCGAAAAGCTATCGCTCGATCAGGTCGTGACCGCTGTGCTATCGCGCGCCGACAGCGCCAGCGTCTCAATGCTCAAAGAAATCCGTGAGGCCACTGAGGGCAGCAAGGTTACGGTTGACGGAGAGGTCTCAACCCCAGTGAAATTTGTGTTTGTTGACCCGCCCGATGCAGATACCACGGAAGCTTGAACCGTTCTTCACCCGCCCGCTGACGCATAACATTTTCCAGGGCGGGCGCGGTGGCGGAAAAACGCGCACCATTGCCTCACTCATTATCGAAATTATGAACGTCGCTCCGATCAATATCATTTGTGGCCGCGAGATCCAGAAATCGCTGAAAGAATCCAGCTTCCTCGTGCTCAAACAGGAAATCTACCGGCTAGGGTACGCCAACCGGTTCAAGATTATCGAAAGCCAGGGCGTTATCGAATCGGCCACCGGGGGCCGCGCGGTATTCATCGGATTGCAACAGCACACCGTGGACTCGATAAAATCCTACGAATCATTTCACTGGGCATGGATCGAAGAGGCCCAGAGCGTCTCAAAGCAGTCGCTGGAGACGCTCATACCGACGCTGCGCACCGATGGATGGTTTAAGGCATGCGGCTTCCGTTTTCCCTTGCGCATGTTTTTATACACGATGAATCCCTACACATGGGACGACCCGATCAACCTGGTGCTGCCTGACTCCCGCAACGACACGCGCCGGATCGTCATCAACCACAACGACAACCCATGGTTTCCCGCGGCCCTTGAGGCCGAGCGGATCGAAGCCAAGGCGACCATGAACGCCGAGGAGTACTTGCGGATATGGGAGGGCATCCCGTTTGACAACGCAGAAAATGCCGTCATAACCAGGCGGCAGGCGGCCGACGCCATGGCCCGGAAGGTCTCGACTGAGGGCGGAATCGTCGTCGGCGCGGACATTGCGCGCTTCGGGACCGACTCGACCGTTTTCATGAAGCGCCAGGGGCTTCAGATCATCGCCGTCAAAAAGCTGACCAAGAAAGACACGCAGACCGTCGCCAGCGAGCTGGCAGAATTCGCCGAGGGTGGTCGGATCATCATCGACGACACGGGCGTCGGCGGAGGCGTGACCGACCGGCTACGGGTGCTCGGCGCCAACGTCGTCCCGATCAACTTCGGGGGCCGCGCGCGGGAAAAGAAAAAGTACCCCGACATCATCAGTGAGATGTGGTTCAACTTGGCCGGCATGATTGAGACCGTGGGGCTCCCGAATGATAACGACCTTCTCGCGGAGCTATCAAGCCGGCATTACCGATACACCGCCGACGAGCGCCGCGCCGTGGAATCAAAAGAGGAATACAAGACGCGCACAGGCCGGCACAGCCCAGATTCAGCAGATGCCCTGATTCTCTGTTATCTGAACAACCCCGGCATTGCGATGGTATAGGGCTCTTGACATCTTGACGAATCCGCGCAATATTGGGGTTTAACAGCAAGAAGGACTTGTTGGAGGTTTTCCATGATTTCAGGATATTGCGTCAAATGTGGTTTTCCCGCCGTCCACCGTTGCCCGAAATGCGACGCCCGCCTATGTAACCGCTGCGTGGCCGCCCACGAATGCGCCGCGCCCGAGCCGCCCGCTGAAC